GGTAAGTGTTTCTTTAACCTTCAGGAAATCATCTGGCTCATTGAGAGCAATTTCAAGCATATCCTGAGGCGACCATTCAACTGGCGCGTTTTCCTTTTCTTCCACCATGATCCACCTTCTGTTTAATTATGTTTATTTGTTCAGCAGAAAGTAGTGAAAGAGCAGAACGAGTTTTCTCATTACTATACCCATAATATTCTTTCACCGCTTCAAAATCACCATCGTGCTTTACTTTGTTCCATTTGGAAAAGCGCTTAGGATTCTTTCGTATAGTATTTATAAAAAAGTCGTTTTGAAGCTTATTATCAACATGGTGGTTGATATTCATTTCATTGGCGAGAAGAACTGTGTCAGAAAAATAAGAAAAACTGTGGTTAATCATATAGGGAAGATATGACTTTTCATCTAAATCGTCCCTAATGATATTCTGCTTGTTATTGATTGCTTTAACGAAATCAAATGGACTCATGAGCAGAATCCAAGTGACCAATATATTCTTCTAAAATATTTTGTGTGTATTCCTCAGTATTGATGTTGGGATTGATATGTGCTTTACCATAGTAGAGTTGTGGTACAACTCGATGGCCTTCATCCATAACGATAAAAGCTCGAGCATCATTATCGGCTTTAATATCTTTGACGTTGTATTCGTAACCCCATTGATCAAGCTTAGTCTTCATCATATCGCAGTACATACAATTTGGTTGCGTATACAATGTTAGTTCGTGTTTCATTTCCATTCTACCTCCGCCATTAGTTCTGTTAAACAGGCAACAACATTAAGTTCATGATCAGCCACAAAGGCATTTTTGTACTGGTAATCAGCAAGGATCAGTACTGCACGCGGAATACTTCCAGGCTGAATAGTCTCGTACATGCTATCATAGATTTTTCTAAAAATCCCAGACGTGTCTGTATCTATATTGCTAGTTACCCAGCTTCTCATCTTTTTGAAGTTTTTAGCCTTAAGATATCCAATAAGGTCGTTAACAGAATTATTGGAAAGAAGACTAAGAATGCCAGTGTCAATACGACCGCTGAGAGAATATCTCTGACACTCATTAATAACTCTTCGCCAATCAGGCGCAAACCTAATGATAAGTTCAGCCAAAACTTTTTTATCATATTCAATACCTTCCTGTTCTAGAATTTTAGTCAGACGCTTCATAAACTGCATAGACAGTTCTGCAAGCATCTTCTTATTAGTGTTGAACTCATAGACACCACAGCGTGAGTGCAGTGGTTCAATGATACGGTTTTTAAAGTTACAGGTGAGAATGAATCGGCAATTACTAGAGAACTCCTCGATGAATCCACGAAGAGCTGGTTGGAATGATTGTGCGTTGAGGTAGTCAGCCTCGTCAAGGATGACAACTTTGTATCCGCCAGTCAGAGATACAGAGGATGCAAACTGTTTAATCTTATTGCGAAGGGTATCGATGTTGCCTTCCTCAGAACCGTTGATCAGGATGTAGTCCAGATCAAGTTCATTACATAGCGCTTTAGCCACAGTAGTCTTACCCAGACCAGCAGTACCTGTAAAGAGCATATTAGGAAGTTCTCCCGAAGCCAGGGTCTGCTTGAAGGTATCGAGCAGGGACTTCGGGAGAATACAATCATCGATCTTCTGTGGACGGTATTTTTCTACCCAGAGAAAATCATCATTCATTATGTAGTGCCTTACTGTTAGAGTAAAAAGATTATATCACAGTTAGGGGTCAATGTAAACAGGTTAGTCTTTGTCAGCTTTCAAACCTGAAATATAGGTATATGAACATCCTTGGAGAAAGTATGACATATGATCGAGAAGCTCATTGAGCTCGTCAGCTTTAAAAGTATGATAGACTCGGCTGTCTACTTCACCTTCAGGATCGTAGGTGATACGCTCCAAGGTGTATTCGTCAGTCCATTTATCCATTACTTCTTTTTCCCAGTATCAGCCGGAGCTTCTACTTCTTCAACCTCGCCTTCTTCCTGCTGAGCTTCCAGCTCTTGAATCATCTGGATAGCCTGATCACGAAGTTGCCCGACAGTAGACAACTCTTCACCTTTGAATGCACCACGTTGCACGATAGCATCGATGATGGCCACGGTAGAACGACCTACCTTCATACCAAGTTCGTTGAATTCTTCGTTGTTCATTTTGAAATATTTCCTTTATAGTTTACTTTTTCTCGAGAGCAATCCAATATTGGACATTACGATCAGTATTTTTAAAGTGACTGACCAATTTACTTGAAACTTGTACCTCGTAGTCACCAGGCATAAGTTTCAAATTATCGATACCGATGGTAAATCCGTTACTAAGATCACCAAAGACTTCACCTTCCACACGGATAGTAAAGTTATTGGCTGTAGCGTTTTTAGTATCGGTAATAATTAGTTTAACGGACTCATCGTCTGCAGCAATTCTGATTTGTTTGTGGCCAAGTGCAGAAGCAGCTCGCTTGAGTCTATTATGTATATCCTGCGTTAGGATAAACTTTACCTCTGGATCGGGCATGGTGACTTCCTTACTAGGAGGCTGGGTCAGCATATCAATATCAGAGTAGTAGTATTTAATACTAGAACCGTTACCTGCCAGAGACAGGGAATCCTGATTAAACTGAATCTCAGCGTCATCAACTAGACTCATAACACGTACGAGTTCAGTTGCATCATAGATGCCAAAGTCCATAGGGATGGGTTCATCGAGTTCAATCTTGGCCATAACGTTCTTGGCTTCGGATACAATACTCAGTGAAGTACCCTGTCTGAACACAATATTCTGGTTAATTGACCCGAAGTTCTGTAGCACCTCGAGCATGTCATTCGCTTGCATTATCAAATCCTTCTTCTAAATCATGCGTGTGCATAGCCATGATCGCATAATGGGCGATCTTCATCAGGTCATCGCGGTTGCGTCCACCTTTCTTTCCATAGCGCTGAGCGTACTTCATTACGTTACCAAGACAAAAGCCCATGCCATGTCCTGCATCTACGATAAACTCAGTTGCTTGAAATCTTTGTTTG